ACTAAGCGGCGAAACTTGGCAAAATGAAGAATAGACTACTAAATATACAGTTACAAAACGAAGTACAGCCTACAGTAACAGAAATAGGCGGTTTAGATTGGGTACAATATGGCGACGGTAAGTATAAGAATTGCTACCCTCAATACCTTATAGAACTGTATAACAATAGCGCTACACACGCGGCTGTAGTTAACGCTACTGCAGCTATGATAGCAGGCGAAGAATTGTTAGTAGAAGAAACAAAAGATTTACAGCAATACGTAGCGCTTAAAAAGATTATGGCTAACGTCGGCGACGGTCAGACATTACACGAATTAATTACTAAAATATCTTTTGACTTAAAGCTACAGGGCGCTTACGCACTTAATATTATTTGGTCTAAAGATAAAACTAAGATAGCAGCTATACACCATATACCTGTAGAACAAGTTAGAGTAGGTAAACCTAACGAAGACGGCAAAGTAACAGAATACTATATAAGTCCAGATTGGAAACAATACAGACGAAAAGAATACGCACCGCAGCGTATAGCAGCATATAGCGCAGAAGACAGGACAGAAGCTAGTCAGTTATTATACACAGGTTTATATAGTCCTGCTATGGAATTATACTATACACCTGACTACGTAGCTTCTACAAATTGGGTACAGATAGATAACCTTACTTCTGACTTTCACTTAAACAATATAAGTAACGGATTTTCAGGTAGTTACTTTATTAACTTTGCAAACGGTATACCAACACCTGAAGAAAGAAGACAGATAGAAAAACAAATAACAGATAAACATAGCGGAACTAACAACGCAGGTAAATTTGTTTTAAGCTTCAGCGACGACGCAAATAGCAAGCCTGAAATAATACCTATACAGGTAAGTAACGCAGATAAACAGTATACAGTATTAAACGAATTATGTATACAGAATATAATGATAGGACACCGCGTAACTTCGCCTATGCTATTAGGAGTGAAGACAGAAGGGCAGCTAGGAGGGCGTAGCGAACTTCTACAAGCACACGAACTGTATAATAATAGCGTAATAACACCTTTTCAAAATATTGTCTTAAAAACGCTTAAAAAGCTTTTAGCGGTAAACGGTATTACTTTACCTATATCTATTAAGAATAACAAACCTTTAGATAGCGTGTTTGACGCAGAAACACTAAAAGAAGTTTTAACGCAGGACGAGTTAAGACAACAGTTAGGATTTGAGCCTTTGTCTGTTTCTGCAAGCAACGAAACTACAGACGCTATAAGTACTATAAGTCCTTTAGTAGCTACTAAAGTTTTAGACAATATGAGCCAAGAAGAAATACGTAGTCTTATTGGTTTAGATACTACCAAAGAACAAAAACAAGCTATTAAAGATGCGCAAAACGTAGAAGAAGTAGCTTTCTGTGCAAATCACGAAGACGTAGAAACACCTACAGACCAAGAAATGATTTGGTACATGGATAGTATAAGCGAAACAGAAGACGACCTGTTAAGTCAAGGCTACGAATTAGTAGAAGAAGAAGACGTAGAAGAAGACGAAGCTAACTATAACTTCGCAGCTAACACTTCTGCTATAAAACCTACAGGTTTAGATAGTAAAAGTAGAAGGGCAGACGGTAAATTTTTTAAGATACGCTACGTATACAGACCTTTAACATTAAAAGACAATAGCCGCGAATTTTGTAAACACATGGTAAACAATCACGCGGAAAGCTTGTTTAGACGCGAAGACATTAGCACAATGTCTAGTAAAAAAGCTAACGGCGATTTCGGTTTTTACGACATATTCAAATTTAAGGGTAGGTTTAATTGCTCGCATTATTGGCGTAGACGTACTTATGTACTACGTACAGCTAAAAGACGTACTGTTATAGACGGTAAAGTGTACGAAAAAGGCGACAAATTACCTGACTTAGCAAAAAACTACAAAAGTATTACTACTGCAGTAGCAGACGGCACTAGAATACCAACAAAAACAAGCGACGAAAACATAGCAGGCAAACGTAACAAACAAGTAGGTAAAGGATATATAGAATAATGGCAGTACTATTTATAAGCGAAGACACGATAAAGAAGTCTACTACTATTAACGGTAACGTAGACGCAGAATTATTGTTACCATACATTAAGGTAGCGCAGGACATACATATAACTAACCTGTTAGGTACAGATTTATACGATAAGTTGGCTGCTTTGATTACTGCAGGTACTATGGCGGCTGGAGAAAACGACGATTACGAAACACTTATAGACACTTACGTACAGCCTGTGTTAATACATTACAGCCTATACGAATGTTTGCCGTTTTTATCTTACAAAATTATGAACAAAGACATAGTACGTAAGATTAGCGAAACGTCAAGCGCAGCATCTTTAGAAGACATTAAGTATATGCGCGATATAGTGTTAAATACTGCAGAATACTACGCACAAAGACTAGTAGACTACTTGCGTAATAATACAAAAAAGTACGCAGAATATAATAGCAATAGTGGCGCAGACATAAGTCCTTCTAAACAAGCTTACTTTAGCGGTATGCAGTTAGGCGACGACATGCAAAAGACAACTAGAATAACACTAAGACACTTTTTAACGCCTGACATATCGCCTTACTAGTGAGTAAAAGAAAAACATACAAACCAAAACCGCAAAACACAGTAAAGTTAAAACAGTATTTAGATAAAAAACAATGCAAAAAACAATAACATTACTTTTTATACTATGTGCTTTTACTGCAGAAGCACAAATAAAAAAGCTGTTCAAATTTTCTACATTTTACATAGCGTCTAACGGCGGCACGTCATTATCTGACAAAGACGTATACAGCGTTTCTAACGAACTTTCTAAAGAAGTAATACAAACACCCTACGACTACAGCTTAACTGCAGGTATACGTAAGATAAAGCGTTTTCAATACGAAGGCAGTACGCCTTTCAAAGACGGTACAGAAAGCGCCTACGGCGACGGCGCTACAGTTGGGCGTAACCCTTTCGAATACTTGTTCGAAATAGACTACAGAAGACAGGAAGGCGTAGAATACATAGACCAAAACCATTTTCTTAGATATGTAAAAACAAAATGGTTATCTAAAATAGAATATGTTAAAGACGGTTTTGCAGACATAGAGTATTTTCAGTCTTCGCAAAGGTTACGTATAAGAGGTAATAAGAAACTGTCTTTTAATATAGGCGCAATACAAAGACTATCAGAGCCTTACGGCTATAACCCTTTAGAAGAATGGCTGTTAGATAACGGTAACCTACACTATACATACTTAGCAATACAAGAAGGCTACAGCGTAGACGTTAACGCGTCAGAATACAAAAACCCTGCAGGCGAAATAGTAGCTACAAGTACTGACGTATGGCAGCAAGTCGTAATACCTAGCGTGTTATCTGACTATGTGCAAAGAAAACGTAACGAGTTAGCTAACCAATGGGTACACTCTTTAGTGTTAGGCTTTGATTACTACACATACAGCAAAAAGTTTTGGTTGCATACTTGGGCAAACTTCATGCCTTATCATTACGACGACGGCGGACAATATACATACCATAACTTTAACAATAACGAACAATGGTACGACTATAGCGGCGGACTTATACTAGGCTGTAAGCTTAACAAAAATCTAGGCGCTTTTGTAGAAGGTAGATATAACAACTATTGGTCTAAAGAATGGTACGACTATAAAATAGGAATTAATTACATAATATTTTAACATGAAAACTATTTGTAACATTATTAGCTTTTTAACTTTTGGTAAAATCTGTTTTAATAAGTGCGAAAAAAAGTGTAAAAAATGAAAGAGTTAAACGAAGAAACATCATTCAAAATAAGTATAAAAACTTTAGGCGGTATAGCCGCTTTAATTTTTACGCTTGTAGGTATGTGGTTTACGCTACAAGGCGATATAGCAGAAGCTAAAGAATTGCCTAAACCTGAAATTTCTAAAATGGAATTTGATATGAAAGACGTTAATATAAGACAGTCTATTAAGAACACAGAGCGTAACGTAGAAAAACTAGAAGAAAGAATGATTAGAATGGAGGATAAAATAGACGCTTTAAGATAATGAAAGCGCTTTTAACTATACTAGCTTTACTTGTTAACACAGTAGCGCTATGTCAAATAAAAGCAGTACACTTTAACGCAGAATGGAACGAGCAGAACAACGTAGAATGGTTTAACAAACTAAGCGACTGCAATAAAAAATCTTTAACTATCGACGGTAACGACCTACAACAAAAACACCAAATAGCAATAGTACCTACTATAATTATATTTAACGATAACGAAGAAGTAAAACGTTTTCAGGCAGATATAAGTTTCAAAATGCCTGCTACTAAAAACGATATACAGGAATTTATAGATAACCTTATAATGTCTGAATTTTAATGAATAGGTTTACAAAGTTTTTATACGCTTTTATAATGGTAGCTGTATTTACAATAGCTACAGCTTTCGGACAATGTCCGCCTAACACGTGGTCGCTTTATGTTACTATAAACCCTGACCAATACCCTGAAGAAACTTCTTGGTATATTATGACTTTCTTCGGCGATACACTTATGCAGGGCGGAACATACGAGAATATAGTAGACTATCAGCCGCAATACGCTAGCGCATGTGCGCCTATAGATAGTTTTTACTTTGTATTAGAAGACGAATACGGCGACGGTATAGCAGGTAGTTTATGGGGCGGTAACGACGGTAGCGTATATATAACACAATGTCAAGACACTATTTGGCAATTACCCTTTAGCGACTTTGGCTACCAAATATACGACACTATATATACTTCTAACTGTCCGCCCCCCCCACCTGTTTACGGTTGCATGGATATAAACTATACAGAGTTTGATTTAGCAGCTACAGTAGATACAGGTATGTGCTATACACCTGTAGTATTTGGCTGTACCGATACACTAGCTTTTAACTATTTAGAAACAGCTAACACAGATATAGATATAGATAGCTGTATGCACGAACTAGAGTTAACAGACTTAGCAGGTAACGGTTGGGCAGGTTCTAGTCTAAAGCTGCTACAAGCTACTAGCATAATACCGCCTTTTAACTTTGTAGATATAGGTACATACACACTACTAGACGGCTTCGACACTACGTATTATATTGACCTTGCTGCAGGCTATCCTGTACAGGCAGTATTTGAAATTACAGCGCAGTCAGATTTTACGGCGGTACAATGCGGCTACAGTCTATACGCAGAAGACTACGTAGCAATAGATATAGAAGGCGGTTTTGTAAACCCTATACCGCCTTTTTTCCCTATAACAGGGCAGCCTTATTGCGGAAATAGTTGTATAGAAAAAACTTACGGCTGTATAGATAGCCTAGCTATAAACTATAACGACGCAGTAAATACAGACGACGGTAGCTGTTACTATAACGCAGGCTGTACTAACCCTTTATACTTAGAATACGACGCAGCATACGACTACGACGACGGCACTTGCGCTACGCTAATAGTATTAGGTTGTATGGATAGCACAGCATTAAACTATAACCCTTTAGCTAACGTAGAATTAGAGGGCAGTTGTATAGAGGTTATAGAAGGCTGTACTAACCAATTAGCCTTTAACTATAACCCTAACGCAAATGTAGAAGACGGTAGCTGTATACCTGTTATATACGGTTGTATAGACGCTACTATGTTTAACTATTGCGACACTTGTAACACAGATAACAATAGCTGTATACCGTTCTATTATGGCTGCACAGACAGCACAGCGTTAAATTACGACTATAACGCAAACGCAGATAACGAAAGCTGTATATACCCTTACTACGGCTGTACTGACGTAACAGCAATTAACTACAATGTAGAAGCTAATATAGAAGACAGCACTTGTTACTATAGTGCAGACTGCGCAGTAGGCGATATATACTACGTGCCTAACGAATGTTTTGAATGGGTGATAGAAGTAGATAACTATTGCTGCGATAACACTTGGGATAGCACCTGCGATTACTTATACGAATACTGTATAGACGGTTGGACGGGTACTACAGACGTACAAAATATAAGGTCTAGTATGTTTAACGTATACCCTAACCCTACAAAAGACAACGTATACTTTACAGATTTAGTAGACGTTGAGGTATACGATATGTTAGGTAAAAAGATAATAGACAAAAAGCAAGTAAACACTATAAAGTTAACAATCAATGGTTTATATCTTTTACACATTGAATACAAAGGTGTAAAAATTATTAGTAAAATTAACAAACGTTAGTAATGGCTAAGGGAGTTAGTTTTACATATAGAAAAAAACCAAAAGTTAAACGTAAAGGTATACATAGCAAAAACCGCAGTAGAACTAAAGGCGGTAAGCAGTATACTAAATTGTATAACCAACAAGGCAAAAAATGTTAAACTACTTTAATTTTGAAGAATTTGATAGTCCTGACGAAATAGGTAGCGGTCTACCTAAGTCGCAAGGCGGACAAATGGATATAGAATTTTTACACAAACTAGACGAAGCTAGAATGTTAGCAGGTACACCGTTTAAGATAACTAGCGGTTACCGTACAGAAGCACATAATAAAAAGGTAGGCGGCGTTAAAGGTAGCAGCCATACTAAAGGGTGCGCAGTAGACATAGCTGTAAATAGCGGTTTACAACGCAGCGCTATAGTTTGTGCGTTAATCAAAGCAGGCTTTACTAGACTAGGTATAGCTAAGACTTTCGTACACGTTGATTTAGATAAAGATAAACAAAACTCAATTTGGCTATATGCTTAACAATATATTAGGTGGTATACTCGGTAAGGTTGTAGATAACGCCGAAGGTATACTAGACGAAATAATAACAACTGACGAAGAACGCGAAGCTGCAAAGCTACAGTTAAAGAAACTGTTACTAGAAGCTGAACGCGAAGCATTTAACAAAGAAGTAGAAGACCGTAAAGACGCTAGAAGCCTTTACAAAGACGACGCAATAATACAAAAGGTATTAGCTACACTATTTACTGTGGCGTATTTTGGTATTACTTACGTTATGTTTAGCTACTTTGTTACAAAAAGTTTAGAACTAGGAGAATTTGAAATTAGTTTTATATCTACAATTTTTGGTGCTATGTCTAGTAAAGTAAATACTATAATAGACTTTTTCTTCGGCGGTGCATCAAAACAAAATGGCAAACAATAGGTACAGATTAAAAGCAGACGAAGAAGCACTATTACTAAACTATCGTAAACACAAAGAAAGTAACGTACTAGTTATAGGCGATCTACACGAACCGTTCTGCTTAGACGAATACCTAGACTTCTGTATAGAGCAATACAGTATACACAACTGCGACGAAGTCGTATTCATAGGCGACGTAATAGACAACCACTATAGCAGCTATCACGAAACTAGCGCGGACGGTATGGGTGGCGCTGACGAACTAGAATTAGCTATAAAACGTATAGCACGTTGGCGCGACGCTTTCCCTGTAGCTACTGTTTTAATAGGTAACCATGACCGTATAATAATGCGTAAAGCACAGACTAGCGCAATACCTAGTAAATGGATAAAAAGCTACAAAGAAGTCTTAGAAGTACCTAAATGGAATTTCGTAGAACGCTATGTAAAAGACAACGTACAGTATATACATGGCGAAGCAGGAACGGCACGTACAAAAGCACGTAACGATATGATGAATACCGTACAAGGACATTTACACACACAGGCGTACTGCGAACACTACGTAGGTGCTAAATACAGAATATTCGGTATGCAGGTAGGTTGCGGTATAAACTTTAAGTCGTACGCTATGGCTTACGCTAAAGCAGGTAAGAAGCCTGCTATAGGTTGTGCTGTAGTAAAGAATAACGGTACACTACCTATTAATATCTTAATGCCCTTGTAGTCAGTCGATTACAAGTTTATCGTAACAACGAAATAACACAAACAAGAATAATACTCTTATAGTATTGTAGTTATTAACATATAGATTGTTAATTACTTTTATATTTATAGTATTATATTTTAACAGAAATGTGTTTATATTTGTCAAAACAAAAACAATAAACAATGTTAGAAAAACTATTTAAGCAAAACAGTAAAAAACACGTTCATATTTATATGAGCAATGTAGAAAAGGTTTTAAGCGAAGCTAAAGCGCGTATAAAAGCACGCGAAACAGAAGCGTTAGCAAACAACGATTTTGAGCAAGCACACGCTTATACTATGGCTTTAACAGAATTAGCCTTTATAAATTCTGAAATAATGTTAGAACAATTAAAAACAGAAAGCAATGTCTAGTGAAACTAAAACAAATACGATCGTAGCTATTGTAGGCTTAACTATAGGTGTAATCCTAGTACACCTTTGTAACATACTAGGGATAACTTTATATATATAATAAAATGGATAAAAGAAGTAAAGTAGTTAGCGTACAGTCTAACGGAACGTGGGAAGGTCAATACGGCGTAATGTATAAATACGAAGTAGCTTTCGAAAATGGCGACGCAGGCGAATATAGTAGTAAGTCTGCAGAACAAAACAAATTTGTAAAAGGTCAAGAAACAGACTATCAATTTATAGACGGTAAGTTTCCTAAAGTAAAACCTGTAAGTAACTTTCAGCAAGGCGGCAACTTTACGCCTGCACCTAAAAGCGATAAGGTACAAGAGTATATAGTAAAGCAGTCTAGTCTAAAAGCTGCAGTAGACTACGTTATAGCAAACGGCGGCGATAGTAAAACTGTTATAGATACTGCAGAAGTGTTTACAAATTGGGTGCTTAAAGGCGATAAGCCAACGTCTGCGCCTAGTAATGATATGCCCTTTTAGTTATGAGTTATTATAAAAACCATAAAAAGAAAACTATACGTATACTTAGTTATGTAGCAAAACATATCAAAGAAAGCAGCGTAGACTACGAAGCTATAGACTTAGACACAGCGCTAACTGAAGCTTTCGAACACTACAAACATTATTTAGAAATGAAACGCGACGCTAAGTATAAACCGACTATTGAACATAAAAGCTATAAATAATGAGAGCAGGAAGCGAAATAGGATATTGCGACAGCGACTATAGAGAAAATAACACACACAGTTATATATCTGACGACTTTGTAAACAATATAGTAGAAGCTGCAGGCTTTGATTTGTTCGACGCGCAGCTAGGCGAAAAAACTTTAGACTTGTATATAACAGATAAAGAAACAGATATAGACTACGACTATTATAATTTGTCTTACGACGAATTAGAAAGCTATACAAGAAAAGAGTTTCTAAATAATTACGACCAAAAACATACAGAAAAATGAACTTAAAAGAAGAAATACAAAAGCTAAACACTATAACAGAAGAAATTTTAGAAGTAGATAACTTAAACCAAAAATGTAAAAGCGCAGAACTTGTATTAGGCAGAATGTTAGTTACTAACATACTTATGGATAACAGGATAAAGCCTAGCGTATTAGCGCAGCATTATTGTAAGGACAGAAGTAACTTTTACCATTACAGAAAAAAGCACTTACAGTATATAGAAAACCCTAAAATATATCCTGATTACATTAAACTATATATGCAAGTACACGACGAATATGTAAAGCGAGCAAAAGACCTAAAAACTTTATGTAACTTGCAGCGATTAGAAATACTAGACGCTATAAACAATAGCATAGACGAACTAATAACAAGAAAAGCAGAACTATTATTAACTTTAGAAAAATGAAAAAGAAAACGCAAAACGAAATAGTGTTAGAACACTTACGTAAACACAAAACTATAACTAGTTGGGATGCTATAATGGAATACGGAATAACAAGGCTTGCTACTAGAATATTTCAACTTAAAGAAGAAGGGTACAATATACTTTCAGAACGTATAAACGTAACTACTAGACTAGGCAGAAATACAAATATAGCTAGGTACAGCTTAACAGAAACGCCTAGACAATTAAGTATACTAGACTAGTGGACTTAGGCTACATAAAGCTACACCGTAAAATTTTAGATAACGGAGTGTTTGCAGACGCAGAACTGTTAAAGGTTTTTATTTGGTGTATACTTAAAGCCAACACTACACCGAACGTAGTATACGGACGCAAAGTAGATATAGGGCAGTTTATAACAGGTCGTATAACGGCTGCAGAAGAATTAAGGTTAAAGCCTAGCACAGTATATAAAAGAATACAGGTACTACAAAAGCAAGGCTATATAAAGATAAGCAGTAATACTAAAAATAGTTTAATAACTGTAGTTAACTATAAGTCTTACCAACTGCAAGGCACTACAAAAAAGCGCGACTTAGAAAAAGTACATAATAAATTTAGCGACGAAGTATATAAGTATAGTTACGATCTTGAAATGTCTAAAGAATTTATAGACTATTGGACAGAGCCTAACAGAAGTAAAACTAAATTGCGTTACGAATTAGAAAAAACATTTGATATAGGCAGACGCTTAAAGTCATGGCAAAAGCGACAAAAGCAGTACAATAAAACAGATAAGAAAAATATATTAGACACATGGCAGGAAGCTAAAAACATAATAAACAATGGCTAAAAAACTAGTAACAAAATGTACATTTGAATTAATGTTTGGTTATGTACCGCAAAAAAGAGAATTAAATAGAATGGATTACTATAACGATAAAAAATTAAAAAAGAAAAAACGAGAATATGACAAACAAAGAAGGGCAAATATGGTATCGCTATACTAACGACGAAACAAAATTAAAAAACGAATGTGTAGACATAGTTAGTAAGTGCTATTTAATGTTAGGTCAAAAGCCTGACACACAGCAAGTAGTTATAATGTCGCAGCTATTATATGAAGACTTGGCAAACAGGTATAGCAGTATGACTATGCAGGAAGTTAGCTTTGCTTTTGAACAAGGTATAAGAAACAGCGAAAGCGGCGGCTTTGTGAATGTTAGAAGTATGAACACTTGGCTAAAAGAATATAAAAAAGAAGCACAGCTTAAAAGACAGCAAGGCTTACTAACTGATTATCAACGACATAACGAAAACATGAAGTTAATAAGTAGCACAATTAAGAAAGCAAAAAAACTAAACAAATGACAATACAAGAAGCAGCATTATTAGTAGTGTTAATTTTAGCAATAGCGTATACAGGTTTACATTTGTACTTTACACACAGACAGGAAAAACAGTTAAAAGAATGGCGCGAAAAGCTAAAACGCACGCAAAGCTTAAAAAAGAACTAGACGCAGTATTTAGCAAGTATATACGTTGGTACTATGCAGACAGTAACGGTATAGTAGAATGTTATACTTGTGGCGTACAGAAGCCTGTTAAAGAAATGCAGAATGGTCATATGCAGTCGCGCAAGCATATGTCTACTCGATACCATGAAAACAACTGTAGGGTACAATGCCAACGCTGTAATATTTGGTCAGAAGGCGAAAAGATAAAGTTTTACAGAAGACTGTGTAGCGAGATAGGCGAAGAAGCTGTAGAAGAAATTATACAGTTATCACATAAAAGCGTTAAGTATAGTAAAGGCGATTTAGAATACCTTATAGATTTATATAAACAAAAGCTAAAAGACATATGCAGATAACAAATGAAGACAATATGCAGTTAATGTCAAGATATGAAGACAATTACTTTAACCTAGCTATAGTAGACCCACCTTACGGAAAAAACCCTCATAGAAATAGAGACGGTTTAGGACTTGCTAAAAGAAATTATGAAAGCGGTAGTACACAATGGGACAATAAACCTTTGAATAAATATTGGTATGAACTATTTAGGGTAAGTAAAAATCAAATAGTATGGGGTGGTAATTATTTTATTGAACACTTACATTCTACAAATTCTTTTATTTTTTGGGATAAAGAAAAGCGGTTAGAAAATTACGCAGATGGCGAATTGGCTTGGACATCTTTTAATAAATCTGCTAAAAAATATACTTTTGCTTGGAACGGAATGATTCAAGGCGATATGAAAAACAAAGAGCAAAGAATACACCCAACACAAAAACCCGTTAAGTTATATGAATGGCTACTAATGAACTACGCAAAAGAAGGCGATAAGATATTAGACACACACTTAGGTAGTGGTTCAATAGCTATTGCGTGCCACAATCTCGGATTTGATTTAACAGCTTGCGAATTAGATAAAGAATACTACAACGCTGCTATAAAAAGAATAAACAATCACAAAGCACAAGCTAGACTATTTTAGTTAACAACTTTGTTAACAACTAGTTACTAACATATTAGGCTATTACTTTTTTTTTACTATTATGCGATATGCTAACGAACGCGTTATGTAAAGAACTTAAAGGTATAGCTGAAAACTTTATACCTGCAGAACATTTAGACGACCTTACGCAGGAAGTATTTTTATACTTATTAGAAATGCCTAGTGGTAAGTTAGAGCAACTTATAGAGGACAAACAAATAAAGTATTATTTTATACGACTGTGTAAAAATAACTACTACAGCAAAACGTCTAAATACCATTACAAATATAGAAAGCCTTACGAACGCGAACTAATAGACGTTATAACAAACGGCAAATATTCTATAAAGAAAAAACACGATACGGCGGATTTATATTTTATAGAAGGCGACGGCTATATAGAAGACAGCGAATTAGTTAACGAAATACTAAGCGAGATGTATTGGTACGAACGCGAATTATTTAAGCTGTATGTACTAGGCGATAACGAGGGTAGGCGATATACTTACACTACTTTGTCTAACAAAACTAAAATTAGCAGAATGTCTATATATACTACATTAAAAGTAGTAAAAAATTATATAGCTAAACGCCTTAAAGAAATTAGGCAAAATGACATATAAAGAATTTGTACAGTTTATAGAATATAATATACCTTGTATAGAATTTTATAACGAAGAAGGAGAGTTAGAGTATAGCGTAGATATTGCAGAATATTCATTCCAAGATATAGACGTAATATTAAGCAAAGAATACGAGCCGTACGGAATAGTTAAATTACAAAGACATGACAAAGAGAAAGCCGAATCTAATGATAAAAGCGTATAACCTGTTAAAAGCAAGTTATAAGCATGCAAAAAATGGTTTTGAAACGACAGACGCAGGAACTTACTACGACAGAGTACATATTTGCAGTAGGTGCGACGATTACGACGATAGCGACTGTAGCTGTACTGTATGCGGTTGCCCTATTTCTGATAAGGCTTCGTGGAGTAGCGAAACATGTCCAAAAAACAAATGGTAGTAACTAAAGAACAAAAAGCTAGAGCCTTAAAAGTATGGCAGCACATAAAGACTAGCAAAGCAGATAGCCACGAAAGTAAGGCAGAAATGATTAGCCTACATAACGAAATATATAAAACAAATTATAAATTAACTAGCAACTGCGGCGCGTGTTTACGTAGCTGCTTTAATGGTATAAAACAGATAGTAGAAAATGAAGCACAGTAAATACTATTACGACTACACACGTAACGGACGTACAGGCGTACCTGAATACTATATAGGTAAGACACATAAGTACGAAGCGTCTAAAGTTATAGAAGACTTCCAAGCAGATAACTATAACATAGGCGTAGCTATTGCCTACTTGCTACGCTGCGGCAAAAAGGAAGGTAACCCTGTAGAACAAGAAATAAGAAAAGCTATAGACCATTTACATTTTGAACTAAACAGAATAAACGCAGACAAAGAAACAGAAGCTAACTTAGTATATGCAAATACAGACATTACAAATAAGTAATATAAAACTAAACAGTAATAACCCTCGTATAGTTAATAAGGCAAAGTTTGAAAAGCTAAAGCAGTCTATAAAAGAACTGCCTGAAATGCTACAGCTAAGACCGCTAATACTAAACGAAGACAATGTTATACTAGGCGGTAATATGCGTTATAAAGCGTTAGTAGAATTAGGCTACACAGAAGTACCTGTAATACGTGCAGAAAGTTTAACAGAAAGGCAGGCGCAGGAGTTTTTAATAAAAGACAATCTAAGTTATGGCGATTGGGATTTTGATATATTAGCTAACGAGTGGGATAGTGTAGACTTAGAAGAATGGGGGTTAGACGTATGGCAGAACGAAGACGATAAGATAGCTAACGAAAAAGAGCCTAAAGAAGTATGCGAATACTGTGGCAAATAATATACAAAATTACACACTATGCAAGATAGAACAGTAAAAGGTAAAGTAGCTATGTTAGAAGCGTTAGAACAAACGCTAGGCGTAGTTACTACAGCTTGTAAAATGGTAGGTATAGAACGTAAGACGCATTATAATTGGTTAGAACAGGACGAAGACTATATGTTAGCTGTAAAGAGTATAGAAGACGTAGCTATAGACTTTGCAGAAAGTCAGTTACATAAGCAGATAAAAAAAGGCAGCACGTCTGCTACAGTATTTTACTTAAAGACAAAAGGTAAAAAGCGCGGTTATGTAGAACGCCAAGAACACGAACTTAGCGGCGGTGCTAATCCTATTAACATACAAATAGAAATTGACGACGACTAAGCTAACAAAGAAACAAGGGTTAGCGTTAAAGTATCTAAAGGATAACGTTACTACAGAAGTTTTATTCGGCGGTTCTGCAGGTGGCGGTAAGTCTTACTTAGGTAGCGTATGGCTAATATACTTATGTACTAAATACGAAAGCATACGCTGTCTTATGGGCAGGAGTAAACTAGACAGCTTAAAGAAGACTACACTAAATACATTCTTTGACGTTTGCAAACAGTTTGGTATAAAGGCAAACGAACACTATAACTATAACGCACAAAGTAATATAATACGCTTTACCAATGGTAGCGAAATAATATTAAAAGACTTGTTTCTGTACCCTTCAGATAAAAATTTCGATTCGCTAGGTTCGTTAGAAATTACTGCAGCATTTATAGACGAAGCTAACCAAGTAACAGAAAAAGCTAAACAGATAGTAAGCAGTAGAATACGTTATAAGTTAGACGAATATAACTTAACGCCTAAATTACTTATGACTTGTAACCCTGCTAAGAATTGGGTGTATAGCGATTTCTACAAGCCATACAAAGAAAGCAGAATACCTACACACAGAAAGTTTATACAAGCGCTCGTAGACGATAACAAGCATATATCTAAACACTACAAAGAACAGCTACTAAAACTAGACGAAATAAGTAAGCAAAGGTTACTGTATGGTAATTGGGAATACGACGACAGCGAAGACAAACTAATAAACTATAACGCTATACTGTCTGCTTTTGAGTTAGACAATACACCTACAGGCGAAAAGTTTATAAGCGCAGATATAGCGCGATACGGTAAAGACAAAACCTGTATTATATATTGGAATGGTTTACGTGCAGAACAATTTACAGTAATAGAAAAGAATAGCGTAACAGAAGCAGCCGAAGCTATACGTAAGCTACAGCAAACATACAGCGTGCCGCTAAGTAACATTATAGTAGACGACGACGGAGTAGGTGGGGGTGTACGTGATATATTACGCTGTAAAGCGTTTGTAAACAATTCTAAGGCACTTAAAGGCGAAAACTATATAAACTTAAAGACACAATGCTATTACGCTCTTAGCGACGCTGTAAATAAGTCTAAGATATATATAAGCACTAATAACATAACATACAAAAATTACATAGTACAGGAATTAGAACAAGTTAGGCGTAAGAACTTCGACAAAGATACGAAGCTACAGCTAATAAGTAAAGACGCAGTTAAAAGCGCTATAGGGCGTTCGCCTGACTTTAGCGACGCTTTAGCTATGCGTATGTATTACGAATTAAAACCGCAGGGTAAGTATTATATACAATAGAAAACGACAGCCGTTAAGCTGCCGTCTACTAAAACAATGAAAAGTCAAAAAGCTATTATAGCTATAAAGAAATGCAAGTATAACGAAAATTAAGTTTTTATATTTTATATTATGGAGTTAGTTATAAACAACGATAAATACTATATACCTAACAAGTGGAATGAAGTAGCTTTAGGCTGTTACATGGAGTTTGTAAAGCACTACGACGAAGAAGCAGAAGAAGTACAAAAGCAAACCGTACTACTATCTGCGTTTACAGGTGCGCCTATAGATATGTTAGGCAGCATAAAAAAGAAAGTGTTAGATAAGGCAGTAGAACGACTAAACGAATTATTTATTAAGCCTGCTAACAAAGACCTAAACCTAATAGTAAATATTGACGGCGTAGACTACGGCTTTCACCCTAACTTAGCAGACTTAAAATTAAAAGAGTTTGTAGACTTAGATAACAAACTAGAAAAAGGGTGGGAAGCTATGGACGCTGTAATGTCTATACTGTACAGACCTGTAGTAGAACAAAAAAAAGATAAATATAAAATAGAAGAATACGACTTTATAAGTGCTAACAAAAGGGCAGAAATATTTAAGAAGCAAATGTCTGTAGATACGGTAAACGGTGCAGCCGCTTTTTTTTTGAATATAGGAATAGACTACATAGCGATTACGAAGGCTTATTCAAAAACAATGCCGCAGAGGACAGCACGCCGCAAGGCTATAAAACAGACGAAGAAATATTTAACGAAAACTACGGCTGGTATCAAATAATATATAACCTAGCGCAAGGCGATATATTAAAGTACGACCTAGTTTTGGAAAGGACAGTAGACGAAGTATTTAACTATATAATGTATACGACTGATTTAGCACACATACAAAACAAACAGAAATAATGGCAATATATCAAGGCTTTAACATAAAAAACATAACGCTAGAAAACTTATACAAAAAGATTAGCAGCGTACTGTCAGGCAACGTATTTGTAACTACAGTAACTAAAGGCGACATATTCGAAGTAGACTTAACAGAAGTAAACTACCCTTTAGCACATTTTGGTATAACAAGTGCTAACTACGATACTAACACATTACAGTATGTATTTCAAGTTATTGTAATGGACTTAGTACACAAAGACGAAAGCGACGAAGAAAACGTATTAGGCGACTGCTTACAAGTTATAGGCGATTTAATAAGCCAACTTAAATACGAAGACGACGACGACTACGGCGACTTTATAAACGACGTAAGGTTATTAGACAGTGTAAGCTGCGAGCCTTTTACAGAACGTTTTGATAATGAGGTAAGCGGATTTACAGCTACAATAACTATAGAAGTAGACTTTAATTCTTCTGCTTGTACAGGCGATATATAAATAGTTGATATATAAATAGATATAAAAAAAGCGTAACAGCAAAGTAACACAAACAATAGATATATATATAATATAAATAGTAATATAATAGATAGTATAATATAATATAAAGTATAATAGAAAATGGCTACTACAGTAACAACACAAACACTAACAGTTAACATAGGCGAAAGCATTACCATAAACGGTACTACTTACGACCAAACAGTAACAAAATCGATAGCAGGAATAGGCAACGTATCTAAAAGAATACATACAATACCTGCAGCATCTACTACAACACTAGCAACGTTTGCAAGTGCAGGCACAGGCGCTAACTTTGACGTAGAAGACTTAAAGTATATGCGTCTAACAAACTTAGACGATACAGAAAACTTAATACTAACTTTAGCTTTTAACGCTACTTCGGCTGCAGTAGAACTAAAAGCAGGTTGTAGTATTACCTTGTTTTCTCCTAACGGATTAGGCGCAGGTAGTAGCGCAGCTATAACATCACAGGACGATATAGAAAGCTTATTTGTACGCAATAATCATGGCGGCAATACTGTAGATTTAGAAATGTTTGTAGCGACGGTATAGTGAAAACAAAAAACGTAGAAAAAGTATTTGACACTTTTGGTAAGAAAGTAGTAGGCAGAGCAAAGTCTATATTGTCTTCTAAAAGTGTTAGCGGTAACTTAGCAGACAGTCTAGGCTACCAACTTAAAGTATACGATAGTGGCGCTTTAGAATTACAATTTTTAGGCGCAGGATATGCAAGGATAGTAGACGAAGGTGTAAGAGGTTCTACAGGTAAAGCACACCCTAAAAAGGGCAAAGTATTAGCACCTAAAAGTCCTTTCAAATACACAAACAAACAGCCGCCTAGTAACGTTATAGACAAATGGGTAGTACGTAAAGGACTAAGCGCAGCACGCGACGAACAAGGTAGGTTTATACCGCGTAAAAGTTTAGTCTTTGCAATAGCTAGAAATATAAAGTTATTCGGTATAGAGCCGTCTAACTTTTTTAGCGACGCACTAAACGAAGAAATAAAGAACCTACCTAAAGATATAGCTAGAGCCTATGCAAAGGATGCTAGCAAATTTATAGCAACAGTAACACAAAACATGTAACATGCCATCAGTATTACAATTTCCAACAAAAAGATTACAGCCTGCTTATAGTCGTTTAATGTTTGTCTTAGGCGAAAATCAAAATACTATAGCAGCCGCTTTTTATTATAGATATGTAGTTAAATGTGAAATACGCGAGTTTTTTCCTGACGACGGACTAATAGGACAAGAAAACCACGAAATAACTTTTAAGATAGCGCCTAATAAAGAAAAAAAGGGTGTAGTAGATTTGTCTAACGTTGTTAAAGATTACGTTACGACAGACATACAAAGCCATTTGAATAATTACTCTATACACAAAACACAAAACATAGTTGACAATTTAAGGACAGTTATAAGGGTTAAACTTTATATAGGTAAAGAAAGTACTAATAGTCCTTTAGGCGCAGTAACTAGCGATATAGCTAATTATGCTGCTTACGAATACCTAATATTTAACGGCTGCCAACAAGATAAAGACGGTTTAGAATTTAATTTAGATAAGTATTTGTTAACGACAGGTGTAAGCACAGGAGAAAACAATTTTTTAACTTGTTTTGACCACACAGTAGAACGCAAGGTAAGACTAACAGACTACGGTACTGTAGCATTTGTTAACGGTATTTTAGGTAATTACGACGGTAGCACTATTATAACGAACATAGGCGGTATATTTGTTAAGTTTTACGATTCAAGTGGCACAATTATAACAGGCGACGGCGGCGCAAGTACAACACTAGATATAGAAAATACTGCTAACCAAGCTGTTAACGTACAAGGCGATTGTATAAGGTTTGCAGGTGTAGCACCTAAAAACTTAACAGACGCAGGACATACCATACCTGCTAATACAGACTACTACGAGGTATACGCATATCAAGAAAACGTAGCAGGTAACCCTGCAAATAGTCAAACATATAAATATAAAATAGTAGGCGAAGACTGCAAAGGACATGAAACAATACGTTTAGCTTTCCTTAATAGGGTAGGCGCTTACGACTACTACAACTTTAACAAACGTAGTACGCGTGTTACAAATATAGACAGCGAAATGTTTACTAAGAATACAGGAAGTTGGCAAAAAGACACATTTAGCTACGAAACATACGAACACAAAAACACTACGCTAAACGTGCAAGCTGTAGAAACTATAGAGTGTAACACAGAATACATAACAGAACTAGAAGCAGAAGGGTTAGAAGAATTGTTTACTAGTCCGCGTGTTCTTATGTACGACGATGAAACAAAATGGCAGCCTGTTAACATAACAGAAAAAAGCTACACTAAACAACGTAACGTAAGCGATAAGCTTATACAGTATATTGTAAGTGTAGAAAAATCAGTAGCAAAACGTATACAAACGAACTAATGATTAGACTACAAGCAGTAAACCAAGTAACAGGAGTAGAAACAGAAATAGATTTATTTGGCGACGAAACTATATCTATAACACTTACAGTAGACGACCTACGCGACTTTGGTAATAAAAACGCTTCGTTTACTAAAGACTTCGACTTACCTGCTACAAAAAATAACAATAAGTTTTTTGAACAAGTATATAACCTAGACGTAGACAGTAGCTATAACCCTAGAGCAAAAACCGAAGCTGTAATATCGGATGACGGCGTAGTAATTTTTAGCGGTTCTATGTATCTTAATGAAGTGCTAGAAAAAAACGGTTTAATAGTTTACAGAGTTAATATATTTTCAGAAGTAATAAACTTTATAGACGCTTTAGGCGAATCTACGCTAGCAGACTTAGACTATACAGACTTAGCACACACTTACAACGCAACTAACGTAGCTAACAGTTGGTCTGACCAAGGTATACAGTTAACTGCAGGCGGTTTTACAGATAATGTATTTTACCCTTTAATCGACACAGGTAACATAGAATATAATAATGTAAACGGTTTGAACCTTAGTTACCATTCTGCATTAAA